CAAGAACTACGCGATCGGGGAACTCAAGGCGCTGAACGAAATGATGCAGCGATATGGGGATCAGTCGATAGGGGATCTGGATCCGGGTCCGCTGCATTTGCCAGTCTCCGTTCCCAAGTCGCCGATCAAGGCGCATTCACGGACGACAGTGTTTGGCGGTCGGCGGGTTGTGCACGAAAAGGAAACCAGCTAATGAGGGTTCTGAAGCAATATCGCTTCGCTACACCCAAATACGCGTCCCAGCTCTACGGAGCAGGTTACCGGGTTGCTGAAGGTTCGGATAGCTGTCAAGGGCGCGGCTTCATACAAAGGAGGAAGCAATGTCAGCAGGTACAAGAAAAGTAGTAGGTTCGTTCATCGGCACGGGTAGTGCTTTCGACATTACCAAGGTCGGCTTCCGACCTCGATCGGTGAAGCTGTGGAACCTCACGGGGTTGACCACGGCTGTCTGGATCAAGGGCATGCCGGATGCCTCTGCATTCAAGCAGATCAACCATGCGGATACGCAGAACGTGTACGTCACGGCCAACGGTCTTACACCGCTGTCCAATGGCTTCACGGTCGGTACCGATGCGGATCTGAACACCGCTGCCGAAACGGTCTTTTACGAGGCCAGCGACTAGACAGGTCTTGGCACCGGGGCGGGAGTTCGTAGCCAGCTCCCGCCTCGGTGGCCAGTTATTCGAAATGGCGATTACCCCACTATCAACCCGAAGTTTCCTGGACGTGAGGCCCATGTCCTCGTCGCCGTCCACCTCTCCCGTCTTCACGATCCACAGAGTTGTGAAGGATTCTGCCGACGCCGGTGACATTACCAACCGTGCGCTCGGCATGAATATGCACGGGTATAGGTCTGGAGCGATCCGTGTTGTTCCGAGCGCCAATGCCAACCCAATTGTCGAGGTCTTGTTCTGGAGCGGGGAGGCGGGGAAATTTATCAGTCGGGTACACGCGGTTGAGACCGGGGCTTTCGGTGCTGGAGTTGCCTTTGATCTTTCTTTCAGAGCTTTCGGTGGTGTTGTATTTGTGAGAGTCAAGAGCGGGGTTGGCAGCGGGGATACCATTACCATTCTGGTAGCCGGCGCTCAGATACGTGCACCTGAGTCTGATGTGCTTCTGCATTTCGCCGATGCCACCTTCACCCGCTCCGGCTCCCCGGCGTACCTGCTAGACCCCATCAATAAGCAGGTGCTTGAGTTCGGCGCCGATGTGCTTGCGACTACCGTTATAGGCGGTCGGGAATACGCCCAGATCGAGGAAGCGCGGACGCAGCTTTTTACCCAGCCGCAGGACTTGTCGCACGTGGACTGGGCGAAGACCCGGCTTGAAACTCCTGCGGCGCAGACCGACCCGGTTGGGAGTAGTACCGCGTGGAAGATGATACCCACCACGGACAACGGCACGCATTTTTACGAACAGAGCCCGGCCGCCGATGGGGCAAGCGATTATACACACTATCAAATAGCAAAAGAAGATGGGTATAAATACTTTCAATTACAGCTTCCGGGGACTCGATTTGTCGGCAGCCCGTTGGCAATATTCAACCTAAACACCGGAGCGGTCGATACCGAAACCAACTGCACTGCTAATATGGTAGACCTTGGCGGCGGGTATTATTTATGCTCTATAACCGCCACATCCGACGCGGCAGGCGGTGGGCTGTTTAGCGCGTCTATATTGAACGATAGTAAGGCCACTTCGTTTGCAGGCGATGGTGTAAAGGGTATTACCGTCTGGAACCCCCAACTAGAGATCGGCGCCTCCCCGTCCAGCCCGATGGCAGCCGCTGGTGCGCGGGCGAAGGACCAGCTTTCATGGGGCAGCGCGTTGGTTCCGGCGGCGATTCTGTCGGGGGATTGGGCGCTGAAGTACGCAACACAGTATGCCGACACTGATACACACTCCGATTCGTATCTGGCCCGCAACTCAAGTGGTGACTATTTATTGCATCGCAGTGTCGATTCACTTCGTTTAGCTCAGGGCGGCGTAATAAAACTCACCTCAGGGGCGCTGACGTATTCGCGCAATCAGCTGCTAACCGCGGTAATGGACGGAGCCGCGGGAACGATCACGGTGTCGGGTGCGACTACAGGAAACGGCGTGCATAGTGGTGCCGCGTGGGCTTGGTCAGCAGGGGATTTACGATACGGCATGACCCATCAACTGGCCCTCCAAATCAACGGCCTAATCTGCGAGCCCTACAGACCATGATCGAATACCGCATACTAACCCTGTCCGAAGACACCGTAATCCCCGACGCCGGGCCGAGCTATCAGGTCCCGCGCGTTCCCGGAGCGTACGAGGTCGACCCGCAGACGCCGGGGCTGTTCACGTGCAAGGGTGAGAAGGTGCGGGGGATCAATACGCGCTGGACGTTTGAGAACTACGCCACACCCATCCACATTACGGGCAATCAGTACATCGTATTCGCGGACGACTTCACCGAGATAGACCCGCTGAATAAGGGACTGAAGATCAAGGATGTCAAATGGCCCTGGAAGGTTATCGAACGCGCGTACGACGATGAAGGGGAATTGGTGAGCGAGACCGTGACCGACACGCCCACCATACCGACCGAGATCGGCGGGTCCGGGATGACGGCGATGATACAGAAGGAAACCCTTAAGACGGAGGCGATACCGCCATAGGAGGCTGCATGGCACTCTCAACAAGAAACTTTCTCGATCTAAAAAAGCCGGAGACGCAATCTCCATCCACGGCCCCGGTCTTTACCCTGCACAGAATTGTCAAGGACGCCATCGATGCTGCCGCTATCACCGATCGCAATCTCGGCATGAACATGACTGGCTACGATACGGCGGTCATTCAGGTGGTGCCGAAGACCACCGCTGGAGATCCCGAGCCGAATATTGAAGTGCTGTTCTGGTCGGAGGAGGCTGGAGAATTTGTTTCCGCTGCTACGCCGAAGTCTGCCAGCGCGCCTGCCGCGAAGACCGCATATGAATATACCTGCGATGTTTTCGGCGGTGTGATTCTTGTATACGTTACGGGAACACTGGCTGCTGGTGACTCTGCTGAGATCTACATTGCCGGTGCAGAGTTGGATCACCGGAGGTAAGCCGTGAAGAATGCGGAGGTCATACCGCTGATCACGGGCGCTGCTAATAAGCTCGATAGCCTTGAGCATTCCGAGCTTGCGACTGTCTATCACCAGAACCGCGCCGCCAAAAACAAGTGGCTGCGGTACCAGATAATCGAGAACAACCGGGTCGATATTCTGGCACGGGAGATTCTCGGTTTCACGGTGAAGCCTTTTCACCTGCGAATGATGCAGTGGCAGATCTTGCACCCCGAGCGTCTTATCCTATCCTATAGAAAAGGTGGGAAATGTCTCGGGCGTGGAACATTGGTAATGATGGCCGATGGAACATTGAAGGTTGTTGAGAAAATACAAAAAGGCGAGAAGGTGATGGGACCCGATTCAGAACCGCGAACAGTTTTATCTCTCGGTCGCGGCAAAGGGATGTTGTATCGGATCGTTCCTTCAAAGGGCGAATCGTGGATCTGCAACGATGCTCACATTCTGACGCTAAAAGGAAGGGGGTATTATTACGGAGGACAGGTTCGAGATATTCCGGTTAGCGAGGTCATCAAAATGGGTACACGCAATAAAAGGGGCACCCGTGGTCTCCCCTGGAAATTATTGCATGTGCCGGTGTCGTTCCCCGCTCGGCGAGTCCCGCTAAATCCCTACTTTTTCGGCCTGTGGCTAGGCGATGGTTCTGTTTCCGAAGCATACATTTACTCCGTTGATCACGAAGTTCGGGAGTGGTTGCACCGCTATGCCAAAAGGCGTGGCTACCATTTAAAAATCCTAAAAGAGCGCACAGTCGACCGTCTCTCGCTTACAAAAGGTTTAGGTATTAAGAATCCCATCCGTCGCTATCTACGCAGCTTGGGAAGAAAATACATCCCTCAAGTATTTCTTATCAATTCAGAATTTAAACGTATACAACTGTTGGCTGGCTTATTGGACGCCGATGGTTATCTGGATGCGAGGAAGAAAAGCTTCGAAATAACTCAAAAAAGCGAAGAGCTAGCAGTACAGATCGCTTATCTAGCTCGTAGTCTTGGATTTGCCGCGAATGTCGCCAAGAAAATATCAACAATTAGAAGCTTGGGTTTTAGCGGTAGTTATTTTAGGGTAACAATTATGGGGGAGGTTTGGAGAATACCGTGCAAAATCGCGCGAAGAAAGATGCGCAAGAGACAAACCTCCAAAGATCCACTCGTTTCAGGTTTTAGAATAGAACGCCTAGGGTTAGGTGAATATTTCGGTTTCGAATTGAGTGGTGATGGGCGTTTTTTGTTAGGTGATTTTACCATTACCCACAACACGACATGCGCCACGGTCACCAAAGCAATTCACTACATATGCAAGAATAGAAACTTTAGATTACTGATCGGATCGGAGAGCAAGGGTAATGCTTGTTCAATCCTGACTGAGATAAAGGGGCACTTCGAGCACAACGAAAAACTGATAGAGGTCTTCGGCGAATTCTACGATCCGCGCACCGTCCCGAAGTGGACTGATTCAGAAATCGTTGTTGTCGGCCGAACCGAGCACCACAAGGAGGCAACCATTACATGCACCGGTGTCGATTCTGCTATTACCATGAAGCACTTCGATGCGGCTCTGACCGACGATCTGATCACGGAAGACAACTCGCGCACCGAGCACATGCGCGGAAGAGTCAAGACTTGGTATCTGAAAACCTATACATCCTTGATACTCGCACCTCAAGCGGAGATCCCTCACAGCGGAGAGCACCACCATCTCGGTACCAGACAAGAGCCGGGCGATCTGTATGAGCATTTGATGGAGAACGAATTAAAAGAGCATACCCTAAAGATTCCCGCACTTGATGAGCTTGATAATTCCCCGTGGCCTGAAGCGCACCCGCCTGAATACCTTATGGAAAAGCGTAAGAGAATGGGGTTGCTTCTTTTCGGTGCTCAGTACCAACAAGATGTCTCGGCGATGCGGGGCGATATATTCGACTACGATGACTGCCTGGAGATAAAGGATGAAGAGTATCCGCCGGTCGATGAACTTAGAGTATATATGGGAGTCGATCTGGCGTCGGACGAGAAGGAGCGGAAACAGAATGCTCGGTTCGCTATAGCAGTAATCGGGATTCGTGGCTCGATCATCAAAGACGACTTCTACGTTTATTTGCTTGATTTCTATGACGAGCATTTGAGACCGACGAAACAACCGGCAAAGGTGTTGGAGTTCTGCGATCGGCATAAACCACTTAGGGCCGGTATTGATTCCGTCCAGTATCAGGACTCTCTCAGGCAGCATGTAAAGGATCAGCGCGCATCAACCAATTTCGTCAAGGTAGATCTCAAGATAGATAAGGTGACCCGTGCATGGAAGCTGGCACCACTGTTTGAAAACAAGCGTGTCTTCTTTCGCAAAGGTGTTCATGCAAAAGCTATCGAGCAACTGGTTCTATTTCCAGGCGGGAAGTACAAGGATTTTTTCGATGCGTTTGCCAATGCTATCTATGCGGCGAAGAAGCGCAGTAAAAAGAAGCGCAAGGAACGCCAACATGTCGGACTTCTTTAGGAGGCTTTCATGGAGCCAGCCGAAAACACTAATACCATTGAAAGAGTAGGCAGAGTAATGCCGAAGGTCAGGGCTCTCATCATAGAGCCTAATAAGATTGTGCAGAAGGCGCTGGGAGATACTTCTGGTCAGAGCAAGCAGGTACCGGAGGAAGACCCGATCACACGGATGGTCAAGGACGGGCAGGTGATCGATCCACCGTTCAACCTTTTTGTACTTGCCACCGCGCCTGAGAGAAACACCGAGCTAGGTCCCTGCGTCGAGGCGATGGAAACCAATATCGACGGTTTCGGTCATCGACTGATCTCACGGATAAAGGTAGACAAGAAAGGCGTTCCCGACAAATTGAAAGCTGCGGTTACCGCTGAGCGCGTGATGCTCGACAACTTCTTTTTGTACGCTGGTATGGAGGATTCGTTTCGCCAACTTAGACGCAACACCAGGAATGATATCGAAACCACCGGTAACGGCTATTGGGAGGTTGTTCGCGACGCTGCTGGAGACGTTCAGTTCTTCTCGCATATGAGGAGCTATCAGGTTCGGTTGACTTCGCAGGAAGCCGATCCGATCGAAGTGGAGATGCCGATCTTGGAGAAGCTGGCTGACGGTACGGTGAAGATCACCAAGATCACAGTTTACAAACGCTTCAGGCGTTACGTGCAGTCAATGACCGTTACCAGGACCGGTTACGCAACGATCGGCTACAAGACCCGGTGGTTCAAGCAGTTCGGGGATCCACGAACCTATGATAACGAGACGGGCGTACGGGTGTCACCGGAGAAGGTGGCCAGTTGGGAAGACACCGGGAAGCCGATGCCTGAATCGCGCAAGGCCAACGAAGTAATACACTGGAAACTTTATTCGTCACGCTCACCATATGGATTGCCTCGTTTCATTGGTGCCCTTCTGGACATGGAAGGCGATCGTAAAGCTAGCGAGATCAACTACGTCACGTTCACCAACAACAACGTGCCGAGCACAATGATCACGGTTAGCAACGGCATGCTGACGGACGCGACTATAGAGCGGATAAAGGAATTCGTCGAGAGCTTGCAGGGTGACGATAACCGCTCGAAGATCTTGATCATTGAGGCGGAGCAGATCGGCGAGGAGGAGGGCGAGAGTCCTGAAGGACAGGTGAAGATCGGCGT